GTTGGCCCCGTCGAGGTTGGCCCGGTTGAGGTTGGCCCCGTTGAGGTTGGCCCCGTTGAGGTTGGCCCCGTCGAGGTTGGCCCCGTCGAGGCTGGCCCCGTTGAGGTTGGCCCGGTTCTTTACCGCCCATTTTACGGAAAGGCCGACTTTCAGACTGCGCGCATCGTTTTCGGTTGCATCAATCTCAGCTACAAACTGGACAGCGCCAGTAAATCTATTGAGGATGTCAAACTTGATCATGCCGCGTCCTCCGCCATGCGTTCGGCGTGGGCGTGGGCTTTATCGTCGCCCGCAGCTTCGGCCTGACATGCAGCGTCATAGGCGCGGCGCTCTGCGCAGTCGAAGCAGACAATCTCCCGGTTGCTTTCGGTCAGTGCGTCACGGCCAAACATGCGCTTGCATTCCGCGCAGCAATGTTCCGCCTGAATGTCGTCAATGGCGTCCTGCAATGCTTCCAGGCTGTGCGCGCTGGCTGTCATCCATGCGGGATCGTTATCGCCTGTGATGTCGTCGTGCTGCGCCAGCCAGACGGTGCCGCGCGCATCGTCGGTGCTGATGTGCCACAAGCCCGCGTCGGTGGCGTAGACAAGCGCATCGCCGCGCGGCTTTACTTGCATTGCGCGATTGAACGCGGCGGATGTGGCGGCGGCAACGTGCGGCGGGCAGAAGACAGTGAAGTAGCCGGATCGCCCCTCAATGTCGAACCAGGCATCTCTGCCGCCTTGCCCTGCAGTCATCTCCGTGGCGTTGTGGATGTCTGCGGTGATTGTCATTGTCGCTCTCCCGTTCGTTTGTGGTATGAACTATAAGTAAGGGACAAATTAACATGCGTCAAGGGGACAAATGCACTTGCGTAGATGTTTTTTATGTGCATATATAGGGCATGAAAAATCAAGACATCATAGACGCCATTGAGGCGATAGCCGCTAGAGACGGGATCGCGCCTGCGACCGTGACTAGCCGAGTGGCAGGGAATTCCCGCCTTTATCAACGATTGATAGCTGGCGGCGGGTGTACTCTTGTTACCGCCGAAAAGATCATTCAATTCTCTAAGGGAAAACGCCGGAAGGTTTCAGTATGAGCCGTATCACAGCCCTTACCCTGTTCATCGCCGCCCCGGCTTCCGCATATGGCCGCCAAGGGTTGCCGGATGGTGCGTGTTGCCAAAAACACCGCGACGGACACGGTGGAAGGGATATACGACTGCGAAACGCCCGAGGCGCTTTTCGCTGGTGTGCTGGGTGCTTCACCTACCCATGCGCTGACGTGGGAGGATGCCACCTGGAAGGGCGCATATACCGGCACACCTGCCAAGAGTCCGCCAGCCATCGGAACACCGCCTACACACCTCCATCGCCTGTCCCTCTGCCCGCGTCTGCGTGGCTGCTACTGGACGCGCTGGGTTGCTTGTGGAGGCGGGCCGCATGACAGATATGATCAATCACCCGACGCACTACACCAGCCATCCGTCCGGCGTGGAGTGCATCACAATCACCGAACACATGGGGTTCAACCTTGGCAACGCGCTTAAATACATCTGGCGCGCTGATCTAAAAGGCGATGCCATAACTGACTTGGAAAAAGCAGCTTTCTATATCGCGCGCGAAATTGCCAGGCGCGCATCACCCTAACCATTCGGTAAAGGCTTGCCATGCACCGACATGACCCAACGCAACGCAGGCAAACGCACCTGCGTCTTGCGCCGCTTCCAGGTATTCAATCTGGCCAGGTTGCCATTTGCTTTTAGTGTGATCGGCGCGCTTAATCTCGCAAACAAAAGTCACGCGGCCAGGAATAATAACGTCAGATGCGCCGGGGGTCATGCCCTCGGCTTTTTGCTTTATCATGCCGCGAAACTGGCCGCCCCTTAGCTGCTGCTCATTGCGTGGGTGCAGTGCCAGCTTGCCCCATGTGTCAGGATAATCGCAGCGCAGGCGATTAAAAAACGTGATCTGCTCAAGGCTTTCAACGGGGCAATCACCCCGCCATTTGGCGTTGCCGTAAACCGGGAATAGTAGGTTTTTCAGGCGCAATGTCTTTCTCCTTATTTAATCCCAGCAGGCGATAAAACCCGCTCATTTGATCCTTGCGATATGTGACGGTGCGGGGCTTCGCATCAGCCGTTGCGGCTTCAAACCGCGCCCATTCTTCGCGCTGTTTCCATCCCTTTGCCTCCGGCGTAAACCAGACCGAAAAAGAACGATACGGCGTTACAAAATCGGCGCGGATGGTTTTATTTCCAGCCTGCGAAATGCCCTCGCGCAAATCCATTCTTAAAACATCATCGGTCTGCACTTGCGTTGGGTCGCGCTTCAACTGCTTAAATTCCGCTATCAATTTATCGTTAGGGTCCACAATTTCAGCTTTGCACTTAATGCAATGTCGCGCCGAAATATCGTTTGGCGCTTCGCAATTATGGCATTCTTTGAACGTCCAGCGATACCCACAACGCTCATACTGCCCCAACGGCCCTGTGCGCTCCATACCCCAGCACCTGCGCCCATAATGCGCGGGCATTGGGCCATATTCGGTCTGCACATGATTGCCCTTTAGATCGAGGCAATAGCCGTTTTTATCTATCGCAAAACCTTCCGCATCCGGGTGCGCTGTGAAATTGTTTTCATAGGCGCATGACGGGCAGATTGCATTGACGCCCTCGCCTTTGATCTTTGGTTCCTTGGCTTCAATTTCAGGGTTAAAGAAATCACCATCTGGAAAATGTCCGTCGATGTTGGTGGTGTAATCCAAAATCAAGCAGTTATGGACTAAACGCCCGTTTGCGGTAAATCTCTGTAGTGGCCCAGCGTTGAGAATGTCCCATACTTCCCTTTCGGTTTCCGCGATGGCGCTTCCCATCTTTTCACAATTTCCGGTGCTTCCATCTGGGATATAAGCCTCATCAAAGTTGCATCCGCATATTTCACCTCTGGATAATCTTTGCGAAACGCAATGAATTTTTCCCTGTTGCCCTTGCTTCTGCCGTTGTTGTTCATATTCACAACAGGATGAACCCATCTCATATTCCCCGGTTCGTAGTGACCGTCGTTGTCCATGCGGTCTAATTCCATAGACCGATTCGCTACACCTATGTTTTCTGATATCCAGTGTGCAGCTTCGTTTGGACCAGAAAAATTGAACATTATGCCGCGCCCGCCATATCTCGCAAAGTGGCTGTTCTTGGGGTTTTTGCATCTGTCCTGCTGCGCTTGGCATCTCTTGTATAGCCATAACGGAACATTCACAGGCTTCCGACCGTTGCAAGATGGGCAAGCCCGCGTGTTTGCTCTGCGCTTCATGTTGTTCAGATTGTTCATGAACGTGTGACCGCAAGATAGGCATTCCACCTCCACTTTTAGCCTGCTGTATTGACCCTCCACAATTCTCGAAATGATCTTGTTTGAACCGAACTGGCGACCGACCAATTCCTGTTCTAGCAATCCGTCTGCCGCTACGTTTCGCTTCGGATATTCGCATCCATCCTGCATTTGTCATCACCCTATGATCTGGGGTGGCGCAAACCCCGTCATGTTCAATTGTCATCTGCATGCCCTTGCAGATTGCCCCGCCGTGGCTAACAAATGATGCTCCATCCCAAACCCTGTAGTCAAGCGTTACATCCTCAATTCTTACTAGGCCCTTGTCAGTAAGGATAAGAGTCCCGCGCGCTAGGCAATCCGCTTTGCCATCATCAAGGCGCAATCCTCGCCCCATGATCTGCGCCCACAATCCGGCGCTTTCCGTCTTACGAAGGATAGCAATGCAATCAACGTGAGGCGCATCAAAGCCCGTCGTCAAAACGGACACATTGACCAGATATTTTAACTGCTGAGTCTTAAACCGTGCCAGAATGCTGGCGCGTTTTGCCTTTGGTGTTTCCCCCGTGACAATCTCTGATAGCTCAGGCGGCAGGCTGGCCAGAATTTCGTTGGCATGTTTGACCGTCGCGGAAAAAAACAAAACGCCTTTTCGGTTTCTGCATTGCGCCATAACATCGGCAACAATGCCTGACGTTAGCCGCCCCTGCCCATGATACGCGCGGTCAACATCGGCGGCATTGAATTTGCCTTGCGCGTTTACCTTCATGTCACCCGTGTCATAGCCTTCCGCCCCGGCGGTTCCGATAATCGGTTTAGTCAGAAACCCCATTTCGATCAGCGTTGGCGCGGTAATCCTATCCACCATTTTTGTAAAATATGGCTTATACGCGGTGCTTCCGTCATTGACCCGACCGTCAGGCCACATGGCAAAGATGTACCCCGTGCCTAGCCTGTACGGCGTTGCCGTGAGGCCAAGAACGCGCAGGGACCGGTTGCCCTCGCGCATGGATGCAATGATGTTTTTTAGCGTTGGTGTCAGTCCGTGGCAGTTGTGGACTAAGAAGCCCCCAGCATAGTAAGAAGGGTGCCCGCTGACGTGCAGATTAAAGACAACTCTAGGGCTTTCGAGTTTTTCACACGAAACACGTTCCACCCAAGTTCTGCTAGTTTCTTGTCCTTCTTCCTGTCCTCGGATTGCCGTTTCAGTGTTCCGTGACTGCCGCCGTCCAATTCGATCACTATCATTTTCTCTGGGCAGGCTATGTCTGCCTTGTAGTGGTTTGGATACACTCCGTTTCTGTGCCCCGCCATTGTTGCTATTGGATGCTCTGCAATCCATCCATCTCCCAATATCTCCATAAAAATCTTTTGTGGAACCGTCATTCCTATCCCGTTGCCGCCTCGCATCATTGGCTTGTGCCCAATCCGCTTCAAAGTCATCGCCATCTTTTCCCGCGAAGCATTCGAGTGCATGGGGTTCCGCAGCTTCTTTGCGCAAGACGGTGAGCAGGTCTCTTGCCTGATCCAACTTTTTTCTGATTGTGGAAACATTTTTCCCGTCGTGTTGTGTGGGTGATAAGTCGGGCGGTACAATGCGCCGCAAGCCAAGCACGTCTTGCTTTGAGAATAAGACCTCTCCTTCCATGTCTTTGGCTTTGACCCATCCTCTTTTTGTAAAGAAAGGATGGTTTTCTGTGCATTTAATTTTTTGACCATTAGACAAATACAGCGTGTAAATTTCTGTAACGGCTTTCTGAAACTTCGTTTCGACTTGGCCGCTACCCACAGCATTACACACAAGATCACCAGTTTTCAAGTTTTCGATAGAAACCTTACCTCTTGGTGTTTCGATCATTGTCCCAGCGGGGAAGCATTCATCCACAACAACCAGCGCATAGTTATCCGTAAACCTGCTAATCTTGTTTTTGACGGTCAGCGGCGATCCGAAAACCACGTTGTGCCGCAGTTCTTTTGCCCCGGCGCTTGCGCTGAACAAGCTGGCCTTATTGCCGCTGGCCAGATACTTTTCGCGGTTTTGCAGCACCAGTTCGGCGCTGGGCGCAAGGCATAGCACCCGCTTTCCCGTGGCATCGTGGACGGTTTGCGAAATGGCGGCGATGACATGAGATTTGCCCGCGCCGGTGGCGGCTTCAATCAAGCACGGATCAATACTGCGCTTCATATGCGCCCAAGCTGCGTCATGCGCGGTCTGTTGATATGCTCTGAGGCTCATGCGCCAAACTCCCTGCGCTTCATGTTTATGAGATTTACAATGTGGATGGCCCGCGCCGGGTTTACGGCTTGCAGGCGTTTGAATTGTTCCTCGTACTTTTCCGACAATTCCACGCACTCGCCAACGTTCTCAGCTTCCCGTATTTTTTGAAGCAAGGCGTTGGCGAATGCGTTGGATTTATCAATCTCGTCTGTCACCGAATTTGCCAACTTTCGCTTGGCTTGCCCCGGTACGGCTCAAGGTCAGCATCCGGCACCAGTTTTTTCAATGCCTTTGCATAACTGACGGACCCTTGGCGCTGTACAAGCGTGAGATTGCGCCCTGACACCATGCCATTCTTGCCGCTGGTCATTTCAACCATGCGGGCAATAATGTCTTTCTTTCGTGCGTCGGCGTTTTCAATCGCGTCCGACAATTCATCATATTCAGCAATCAGGCGCTCAGATTCCGGCGTATCAATGACAACCCGCTTTGGCCCCTCAAAATCAGCAGGATCAGCGGCTTTTGCAGCCTCCCAAAACTCCACCAGCTTGGGGATGTTTTCATTAATCCAAGCGCCGTCATACGTCACGCGCTCAAGCTTGTGTCCGTGTGCTGACCATTGCCAGAAATCACACCATCCAAGACCCGTGCAAAATAGCTGTACCTGCACTTGCGCATAGTAATGCGGCTGGTCTGCAATGGGCGCAAAAACAGGACTCTCATCCTTACGCTTGCCGAACGGACATTTTATTTCTAGCAAGCCTGTTTTGTGTTCTCTGGCGTCTATAACGTAGGCGTCCGGCGATGCGCCGCCCCATTCCGCATAGGCCACAAACCTCGCATCCTCGGTGGTATGGCCCGTTTCCATTTCATAAGCCGTGCGGGCCAGCGCTTCGTTGTCATTGCCATATTCGGTGGCGATATTGACGCTAAACTCGCTTGGCAGGCCGTGCATATCGCGCACCAGTGAGCGCATGGCATCATCGCGGCTCATGTAGGGAGCAACGTCTAGAACCGCCCCTGCAAGGCTTGCTGTCAGTCTGCCACGTCTTGCCGCAAACCATTCCGGACTGCGCTGCGCGTGTTGTCTGTCTGTCATTTTATGATATCCTTAAAAGCGGACCACGGCGCGGCTCGGGATTTATCCCCGGCTAATCGGCTCCACACCTTCGCACCGTGGTCCTATCCCTTAGAAGGGAATTTCATCATCCATTTCAAAGCTGCGGTTTTCGCTGGCCTTCGGCGCTGAAGCTTTCGGCTTGGCAACCTCGGCGCTCACATGCAAATCAGATGCTTTCGGTTTTACAGCGCTGACCCAATTACCTCGGATAAATTCGCCGTGCTTTTCACGGTCTGGCATTTCCCAAATCATGCACTTGATCACCATCTGTTTTCCCGTCAGGGCCAGCGCAAGGCTATCATCGGTTGGCGTATCTGTGCTTTCCATCAGCTTACCGCCCGCATTGGCATCAATGCTGGCAAGCATTCGGCGCGCCTTGTCGCGTTTGACCTTGGCCTTTTCTTCAGACTTGGCCTGCGGGTCCAGATCAGCAACCCACATCTTTTGAAAAACAACCCGGTTTTTCACGCTTTCCGGCGCATCGACCTGCCATTGGATGTTGATGTAGCACTCAACCCCGTCTTTGACCGTTTCCCATTTTACAGCCTTGATCTGCGCCAGCACATCGCTGTTGTCAGGGATAGGCTCCATATTTCCGCCCGGCACTTCGTATTCTGTGCCGGTATCCTTGGCGGTTTCGCCATCGCTTAAATCCCAAAATCCCATTTCGTTATCCTTTCAAAAATTCTGCAAGAGGGTTTTCACCAAGCTTAACGCTCAGCGGTTCGGTTATGCCGTAAGGGTTTTTACTCACGTTCGCGGCGGTTAGCTGCATGACAAGCTCACGCTCAGTTCCGCTGATCGCCTTTTTGCGCTCGCCATCATCACCGCGCACCACGATTTTTTGACGCAGAAAGCCAACAGCATCCACATCATCAAGATATGGCGGCAGGCTTTTGTTGTGCGTCATGCGTAGAGAATATCGGCTATAATCGTCCTGATCGGGCGGGCGCACGGTATCAATCTCAGTGTGCGCAAGAAAGATTACATGACACCCGCGCTTGAGTCGCAGCATTTCCGCCCCGTTGCGCAACTGCTGATGACGTGCTGCAAGCGCGCTGAACCCGGCGCCATAACCGCCAAGGGCTTGGTTTACGCTTTTCGCCTTGCCATCCTGCTTTAGAATTTCAGTGGCAAACATACGATCCAGCGCTGAAACCGTGTCGATCACAACGGTTTTGAAACCGTGTTCCTCATGGATAAGCGCTTTTAGTTGCTCCCATAGGGTTGCTTCTGCGCGCACAACTGGCAATGCCTGGGGCCGGAAAGCTTCCGGTATGCGTGACACGCCATCTTCGCCGCGAATGAATATGGGGTTTGGGAATGTGGCGGCGAGGGATGATTTACCGACCCCGGCATCGCCGCAAAAGGTTATGATCTGCGCACCCATTTCAGGCACAGATGCTTGCTCAAGAATACTCAAGGCATCCTCCTATTTTTAGGCCATTGGCCCTGCATGGCGGCGACATGCTTCAAACACCGCAAGTTGACACTAACTTGTAGATAATATACCGTCAAGGTGGAATATCAACAGAGGATAAACGGATATGGACATTATCAAGATGAAGCGAATGCTGGCCGATAGGAGGCTAGATGTGGTGTCTGATGCCACGGGGGTTCATGTAAACACCATTGCGAGAATCCGCGACGGCGTGACCGGCAACCCGTCGCACAAGTCGTTTGATGCAATTTCAAAGTATCTTGAGGGACAGCACAATGACCCCGGATGAACGCGCGGGGGCGCTTTGGACGGGTCTGAATGATTGTATGTCGCAGGATCGTGGCATAACAATGCAGACGGTCACGCATTGGCTGGAACATCACGGTGCCGGGTTTCCTGATGTGCCGCTTATGCAAGAGCGTATTCGAGAGGATGCGTCGCTATGGGCAGCATCGGCATCACAAGTTGAACTTGAGACATATGCAGCAGCGGCAATCATGGAGATGGAAAAAACGCCAATCCTGAACCGCGCGGCCAAGCGGCTGGCTGCATTGTCTTACCGCGCCATGAATGTTGTTGACCGGGATAAATTCAAAAAATGGATTGAGGGGGCGAAGTAATGCCAGACGATTTTGAAGACTTCAGTGATTTTGAAAAGTATGTGCCAAGCCATAATGATTTTGACGCCGAACAGCCGGACGAAGACCCGAAGCGGCCCTTGCCCTGCCGGGTGGATGATCTGGACCTAACCCGGCCCCCAGGCTTTGTCGGGCGGGTTGCTGATTGGATTGACAGCCAGTGCCGATACCCACGCCGCAAGCTGGCCGTTGCATCTGCGATTGTGGCCACGGGCAATATCGGCGGAATGCGCTATAAGGATTATCGGGACGGCATTACAGCCAATTTAATGGCGTTTTGCGTAGCTGCATCAAGCACGGGCAAGGAAGCGGTGATGCAGGCTTTCACGGACCTGCACCGCGCAGCGGGCATACAGGGCGCAATGCACGGTAACATTAAATCCGAGCAAGAAATCATGCGCAACGTCATCGATCAGCAAGCCAGCTTTTACAACATTGACGAAATCGGGATATTCCTAACCAAGGTGCGCAAGGCACAAAAGGGCAGCGGCGGGGCGTCATATCTGGAAGGCATTTTCGGCGCGTTGATGTCGATCTATTCCAAAGCGGACAGCAGCCTGATTCTGGGCGGCGATATGAAACGGGATTTGGAAAAGCTTTATGCGTCGCGCCTTTCCCGCGCAAAAGAGGACGGCGACGAGGAGGCAGAGGCCAAGGCGCTCAATCTGTTGCAGATGCTGAATGAGGGTCTGGAACGCCCCTTCATGTCCCTGATCGGCTACACAACACCAAGCACGTTTGATGGCATCATGGACGGGGAAACGGCCACACAGGGGCTTGTGGGGCGCGCCATTATTATCAATGAACCTGATATCAATCCGCGCCCCAGATTGGGGTTTCGCAAGGCCGAATTGCCGCTGCCCATATCCATGAAACTGTTTTCCATGACGGGCCGCGATGCGGAGAATAGCGGCGCTGTTGAATACCGGGGTGAGCGGCTTGTACTGCCCACCAGCGCGGATGCCGGTCGCTTGCTTGATGATGTCCTGACGTGGGTGATGGACCATGCGGATGATGCGAATGAGGAGACCGGAGAAGCGTCCGTTGCGATGGTGCGAAGGTCGTTTGAAATGGTTGCCAAGATCAGCTTTATTCTGGCCATTCCGCACGGTGAAAGAACGGTCGATCATGTGCGCTGGGCGTTCGCCTATGTGCGGGCTGAAACGGCTGCAAAGGTCGCCTTGGTGTTTGCCAATGACCACGCCAAGAGCCGCCCGGCGGAGGCTTTTGCGGCGCGGATATTGTCGAAGCTGGACCCGGAAAAGGGCATAAGTGCTGCCGTACTTTCCAACCGGCTTAAAATTCCGGCGGGCCAGGTGGAGGAAATTTTGCTGAAATTGGAGGCAATGGGCGAGGTCAACCAGAAGGTGAGTAAAAGGACGTATCGTGGCGTTAAAGTTGTAAACTGGTTTCCGGCAGAGTGACATTTTGAGTGTTAGGATAACATTAGCATCGCCTTATATCATGTAAGGCGATGTTTTTGTTTAATAAATCGCCATCTTAAAAAGTTAGAGTTATCCCTATCTAGATCCTCTCTTTCTCTCTGTTCAAATTGATAGAGTTAGAGAGATACCCTTACGTTCTTTTTGGCCCTCAGCCCCAGCCACAACCTTATATAATACTCTATTAATAATATTAATGAAGAAAGAGAAAGGGGATCAAGGGCTTAGGGGGTCGGTTGACGTAGGGTAAGGCTACTCTAACCTCGATAACTTGGATTTTGGGAGGACTTTGCAAAATTAGCAGCCGACTTTGCAACTTTGCAATTTACTGCGGGGCAAACAGTGTTAGCCTGACAACGCGGATAGGTGGATACGCCGAAAAGCTGGACCTCCCCCAGCCTGCCGCAACTTTTCACGGGAGAGCGTTCAGGAGAAATGCAATGCCCTACACACCCGCCATGCAAGCACAAATTGATAGCGCGCGGAACTGGCGGGCATCGGGATTCGGCGACACCGAATTGCGAAACATGGGCTTTGCCGAGGCCGCAATCAAAGCATCAAGGGAGGAAACACATAATGCCAGATGATAAATACCCATATCGCCACCACGGGCCAGCAGTGCACGGATCAAAGCTGGCTGACTTTCTGGTGTCCGAGGCAAACATGACCGACGCCATGCAAGCACAAACCGACGCCGTTATCCGCCTGCTGGGCGAACGCTATAGCCCGCAGGACCTACGCGACATCGGATACAGCCAGCGCGCCATAGACGCCGCAATCAACGCCATAACAGCACGGAGCGACCAGCCATGACCCTACAACTGCGCCACCATCACGAACTGGCTATCGACAACGCACGCACCGCAACACACCAGGCACACATCGCACGCTGGACAACCCCACCCTGCCAAAAGGCATACGCCAAAAAACTGCGGGCTGCGAAAAAGGCCGAAGACGCCGCAAACCTTCGGCTCAAAACAAACAGGGACACACCCCTGGCGAATGAAATCCTTGAATTGATGGCTGATGGTCGTGAACGCACCCTCGGCGATGTTTGCGCCCAGCGCGGTATATTTCGAGATTACAAAATCAAAAACTCAAAGCACGACAAAGTATACAACGCCCGACGCCAATCCATCAATTTCTGCATGAAGGGACTTGCCGCTCAGGGCATCCTTGAAGCAAACAAACTCCCCAACGTTGGGGCCTTTGCTTACGTCCTGCGCCGTGTTGATACATCAAAACTCATTGGCCGGGGAAAGCGGGCGGTGAAATGGGCATCGTGAAAGAAGAACGCATCGGGGATTGCAGGCTGATCTTGGGGGATTGTTTGCAGGTGATCGCGTCCAAAAAGCATACGACCAGCCGGATTTATTCGTGGCACCTCCAACACCACAGACGACGCAAAAGGACATGGACCTATGACCAGCAAAGCAATCGACGCAGCCGCAAAATGGGCCGACGCAAAAGCCAGAGGCGCAAAACTCAAGCATGGCACCAACGCATCCGCAAAACCAAAGGCCGAAGTCAGTCTGGCACAGCCACGATGGGATCAAGGCGCAGCAGGCCAAGCCAACCGTCACGGCCTTGTCACAGAAGAACGCGGCGACGTGGACGCAGACACGGGCAAGCGCATCAATCCAAATGGCGTCAGAGGTGTTCGCCGCGTGGACGCCTTAGAAATGTACTATAAGCGGGGCGTAATCAGCAGGCGCGGCTACACCGCCGGAGAGGCCCTTAGAGCGGCATGGGAAGCCACCATGCAGGGTAAGGGCGCGGACATCAGTGACGTGCGTGTAGACCGCACGCCCAAGGCCGACGCGGCCATAGATATACGCATTGATCGCATGTCCCGGCTACTACTCATCTCAAAGCACGTTCCGACATGCGACACAGGCATTGTGTTCGCAGTCGTTTGCGAGGGCCGCGCAATCGGGCATTTGCCGCAATACAGGCACAGGCGACACGACGCAGGCAAGCGGCACTTGTTCGCAGCACTGGAACGCTTGGCAACGGCGATGGGTGGGTGACACGCTGAAAGGTTGACTGCATCTCTTAAATGCCGTATCACATGAAAATGGCAACGGGTGGCAGAAATGCCGCCTTTTTGCGTTTTAGGCGCACATAGCGCTACACGCGGCGGTGATAACGCATCCCCAAACGCACACCACTCAGACTGGTAGGACAATATGGAAAAGGCAGGTGATAAGCCTAAAGTAGGGCTTGACAGGTCAAAGACCGGGCGCGCCAAGGGTACGCCAAACAAAACAACGGCTTTGCTCAAGGACGCGATCCTAAAGGCGGCAGAGCAGGCGGGAAACAAGGTGGGCAAGGATGGCATGGTTTCTTACCTCGCATTGCAGGCTGAGGAAAACCCCGGCCCCTTCATGGCATTGCTTGGCAAGGTGCTGCCGATGCAGGTTGCCGGATCAGACGAGGACGGCAACCCAACCGAAATAGTGATGCGATTTGTCAGTCCTGGCGGTTGATGCCCCTGCAAAGATGCGTCCACTCACAGCCCCGGCCCGATACAAGGCAGTTCACGGCGGGCGGGGTGGGGCAAAGTCGCATTTCTTCGCGGAGCAAATAATCCTTTCATGCTATCGCAAGAAAACGCGGGCAGCATGTATCCGCGAAGTGCAGGCCACTATCAAGGATTCGGTCCGCCAGTTGTTGGTGGATAAGATCCAGAAGTTTGGCCTAGGCCAATTCTTCACGGTACTTGATAACGAGATACGGGCCAGCAATGGCAGCTTGATCATCTTCAAAGGGATGCAGTCCTACAACGCTGAAAACATCAAGTCGCTTGAGGGCTTCGACATCGCGTGGGTAGAGGAAGCGCAAACGCTCAGTGATAAATCATTGCGACTGCTGCGACCCACTATGCGAAAAGACGGGTCTGAAATCTGGTTTAGCTGGAATCCCCGCCACGACACTGATGCAGTTGATCAGTTTTTTCGCGGCAAGGTAGCCCCGCCCGGCGCTGTTGTCGTCGAGGTGAATTGCGATGACAACCCGTGGTTTCCGGAGACCTTGGTTGATGAACGCGCGCACGATTACGCCACCGACCCTGAAATGGCAGACCATGTTTGGGGCGGCGGATACGAGACAATAACAGAGGCGGCTTACTATGCCCGCCTTATCGTTGCCGCTGAGAAAGAAGGCCGCATAGGCTATTTCCCGCATGATCGGCATTTGCCAGTCGTTACCGGATGGGATCTGGGCATAGACGATTACACTGCAATCTGGTTCGCGCAGGTTGTCGGCGAAAATAGGCTGCGGATAATCGACTATTACGAGTGCCAGAATTTAGGTGCTGCTGAAATCATCGCAGATGCCATGCCTGAATTTAGCGAAGAAATGCTCTGCAATGCAAAAATGCTGGAAATTGGGCGCGATGATCCGTTTGATTATGGCAATCTGTTCTTCCCACATGACATTGCGGTCAGGGAATGGGGCGCGGGTGCCAAGACACGCATAGAAAGCGTTATGGATTGTGGCGTTCCGTTGCGGATCATCAAAAAAGGCACTGCGGCCAACCCAGAGGACCGGGTGCAGGCCGTAAGACGCACACTGCCCGTCACAGAGTTCAACGCAACCAATCGTGTCCTAAAGGGCATTACGAGGCTCCGCAGGTATCGCCGAAAGTTCAACGAACTGATGGGTACATATCAGGGGCCACTGAAAGACGGCAATGACCACGGCGCTGACGCATTCGGCGAGTTGGCTGTCAACCTCGCAATATCGGCACCAAAGACGGCTGTGCCTGCACCGCAGGTTACGGGCTGGTCGCCTGAAATGTTCCGGCCAAAACCTAATAATGGGCGCATCAAGCTATGACCGAAGAAGAACCGCCCATCGCGAAAGGCAAAAGCCAGCATTGGCTTGACCTGATTGAAAACGGCGAAAAGGTGCTGGACGACTGGCAAAGCATTGCTGACGGCATCGACAAGCAATACGCCGATTCCACAGCGCTCAACGGCATTGTTCGCGACCGCGAGTTTCAACTGTTCTGGTCCAATATTCAGGTCATGGGGCCAGCCATCTACGCCCGCCCGCCTGTCCCGGTTGTCACGCCTAAATTCAAGGATCGCCGCCCGCTTTACCGCACAGCTTCCGAACTGCTTGAGCGCACATGCGTTGTCAGCTTCGACATGGCGGATATTGATCAGGTTATGCTTGGCCTGCGCGATGATCTAACCATCGTTGGGCGTGGCGCATCGTGGGTGCGCTATGAAAGCGATGACGGCGACAAGGTTTGTTACGAGCATGTGGACCGCAAGGATTTTGCGCACGAGCCTGCCCGTAAGTGGTCCGAGGTTGATTGGGTGGCCCGCTGCGCGTGGCTGACCCAAGACGAAATGAAAGAACGCTTTGGCGCGGATAAAGCGCTTGAGGTTGATTACCAGACGCGCCGTGATGAAAAGCTATCATCTGCGCAGAAATGCGGCGTTTGGGAAATCTGGTGTAAATCAGAGAACAAGGTTGTCTGGGTCACTGAGGGATATGAGAACACGCTTGATGAAAGCGAACCCTACCTGAAGCTTGCCGGGTTCTTTCCATGCCCGCGCCCTGCCTATGCCACGGTACAGCGCCGCACACTGATCCCCGTGCCTGACATGCTGATGTACAAAGATCAGCTTGAGGAAGTGAACGCACTCACGCGGCGCATCCACTCGCTGGCTGATGCCATCCGTGTGCGGGGGTTCTATGCGGGTGGTGGCGATGTTGGCGCTGCAATCCAAACCGCCATTGATATAGAAGACGACGCGCAAGTTCTGATTGCGATTCCGGCCATGCAGGCACTGATGCAGGGTAGCGGCGATCCCATCATGTGGTTGCCGCTGGACATTATCGCGCAAACCATCACCGGGCTGATTGAACTGCGCCGCCAAATCATCGAAGATGTTTATCAGATTATCGGCCTATCCGACATTATGCGCGGATCTACGCAGGCAGAGGAAACGCTTGGCGCGCAACGCCTAAAGCAGCAAAACGGATCTGCGCGGGTGCGTGACAAGCAATCCGAATTAGTGCGCGTTGCTCGTGATCTTGTCCGCATTGGCGCGGAAATCATGGCTGAGGAGTTTGACGAAGACACGCTGATTGACATGGCGCAGATGGACTTGCCAACGAATGCTGATGTCAAGAAACAGCTTGAAGAAATGACCGCCGCTGCCGAGGAAGAAATGCGCGCGCTGGTCGAAAAGGCGCAGGGCATGGCCCCGCAGCAAGGCCAAGAGCAGCCAGATCCGCAGCAAATGCAGCAACTTCAGCAGCAGTTTGAGCAGGCGCAACAGGCCATCATTGCCAAGTGGCAACCGGAAATCAAAAAGGCGGGCGAGGCAGTCACGATTGACGCCGTTATGGAGTTCCTGAAGGACGAAAAGTTGCGCCCCTATGTCTTGGACATCGAGACAGACAGCACAATCTATCCAGACGAAATGGCTGAGAAGGCATCGCGCCAAGAGTTCATGGGCGCATTCTCCGACAGTATGCAGCGCCTCATGCCGCTGATGCAGATGGGGCCGGAGGCCGTTAGCGTTGCGGGTGGTGTGATTAAGTTCGCTCTTAGCCCGTACCGTGTTGGACGTGAGTTGGAAGGGCTGATTGACGACTTTGTAGACGGTGCGCCTGCAATGGTAGAGCGGATGCAGGCAGAGGGCGGCGAAAGCGAAGACCTGGCCGCTGCCAACATGAAGCTTGCCGAGGCCGAAACCATGAAGGCTCAGGCCGCGATGGAGAACGTCAAGGCCAAGGCCACCAAGGATCAGGCCGACATGCAGGGCAAGATGCAGGATTTGCAACTGAAGGCGTCCAAGGATCAGCAGGAAGGCCAGCTAAAGGTTGGGCAACTGAAACTCACCATGTCCAAGCAAGAGCAAGACTTCTCAGTAAGGATGGCCGAAGCCGAGGCGAAGATAAACAAGACGCAGGCCGAAACAGCGGCGATCCTTCAAAGCATTGGCTTGGACGTTCGCAAGCAAGACTTGGAAGAATACAAGGCGGCGGAAAACACTCAGGCCAAGCAGGTAGAGCAGGCCATGTCAGCCGAGGATCGACAGCGGCAGGCCGTAGACGGCCCCGACCGTCAACAGCAATTTGCAGAAAAGGTGCCGGAAAATGGCTGATACGTTTAAGAACGTCAGACCTTGCGGTATTGCCGCGCGCTGTTGCCTGCTCCGCTGATGGCACGATTGTTGCCATTGATGCGATGGGAACCAGCATGACCATTGCCACCACGGAGGGCATCATCCCGCCCATCAGGCCAACCCGCGTTGGCGCGGCATCCACAGGCACTTTCTACGCCCTTTATTGAACAGGAGGCCATCATGGCTAAGGACAAACTGACCCCCGCAGAAAAGGCGGCGAAAACCCGCGCTGCGAACAAGAAAAAGAATGACGCCAAGGTTTCCGAGGCGATGATTGTTGCCCGGCTTTCGTCCGCTGGTTTCCCGGCCGCGCAGATTGAAGCGCTGCGGGACTTGTTCGAGGCCGCATAGTGGAAGGCTGGACAAAGACGGATCGCGGATGGGTAAAGCGGTATGGCCCGCCCCCATCGCAGGTACAGCCCGGCGACTACCCATGCCCGAGCATTGCAACCGACGCCATGCCGCTGACGGAGCATGTTGACGGGCGGCATTATGACAGCAAATCAGCCTTTCGCGCCGTAACCAAGGCGCGCGGCTATGAGGAAATCGGCAACGACACAGCCCGATTTAAGGCTGACGCACCAAAGCGCGACACCAGCAAGTTGGATGCGGCCATACATCGGGCCATCGCGCAGAACGCCTAAACGCACCTTCTCAGACAAGGAAAACCAATGTCAGAAGCATTAACTGCGGACCCTGTAGGGCCGCAAACCGATACGCTTGTTGAACAGACAGACGCGCCACGCCCTGCCGAAGTCAAAGTTGACGAAACGCAGCGCAAAACGCTGGATGAAACGCTAAAGGCAGAGGTCGATCGCGCCGTTGAAGGCGACAAGCCAGAGCCGAAGGAAAAGCCCGAAGCCAAGGTGCCGGACGATGCCGCTAAGGTGGCAGACAAGCCGGAAGCCAAGCCCAAGGTTGAGCCAAAGGCCGAAGTCGAAGACGACACGGATGATGACGACCCTGTAACGCTGAAAGAGCCGACCCAGGATAAGCCAGACCCCAAGCCGAGCGCGTACAAAGAGCCGCCAAGTGGTTTTGACGACGCGGCAAAGAAGGAATGGGATGCCACGCCGGAAAGTGTACGGGGCGCAATGAACCGCCGCTTTCAGGAAATGGAGCGCGGGCTGCACCAGCACAAGCAAACCGCGCAGGAATACGAGCCGCTGCGCAAGTATGCCGACATGGCAAAAGAGAGCGGCACAGACCTTCAATCGGCGCTGCACAGATATACGCAGATTGAAACTGAGTTGGGCCGAGACCCCGTGTCAGGGTTGCAGGCCGTTGTTGCCAACTTGGGCCTGAAAAAACAGGACGGCTCCCCGGTCACGTTGCGCGACATTGCAGCCCATATCATGGGGCAGTCGCCGGATCAGGCGGCATCGCGGCAAGAGGCCACAATCAGCCGACTTACACAGACTATTTCGCAGTTGCAGCAACAAATCGGCGGCTTTTCACAGCACGTTGAGCAGCAGCAGCAGCAATCCAGAACAGCCAGCGCGGAAAACGAGTGGACCGCGTTTCAGAACGCCAACCCCCGCGCTGCCCAACTGGAACCGCAAATCGCGGAGTTCCTCACGAAATACCCCGCCGACAGCATGTCAGTCGGGGAAAGACTGCAAGACGCCTACGATTGGGCGGCTTCAAAAACACCGAACGTCGCTCATACCGACCCCGCGCCGCTGGCTCAGACCCAGACCCCGACTCGGCAACCCAACCCTGCCGGGCAAAAGTCAGTCAGCGGAGCAGGCGGCGAAAGCCGCACTGTCCGCAAAATGTCTTCGGATGATGCCATTAAAAAGGCTATCGCGAAGCTTAACGGATAAAGGAATAAAACCATGCCTATCGTGGCAAATCGCCAGTATCAGCAGATCCTGACCGCATCGCGCGCGGCAGTTTCCAGCGAAATTCAGGATCTTGTGAGTGACAGCATTGCGCTGCTCAACATCCTGAAGCGCAAGGGCGCAATCCGCTCTTTCTCCGGGCCGGAAATCCGCGTCCCATTGCAAATCGCCAAGCAAAACAGCCAATGGGCGCAGGGATACGATATTCTTGCCAACCCACCCATCGAGCTGTTCAACTCGGCGGTGTTCTCGCCTGCCGCGCTTTACACGCCCCTTTCTTTCACAGGGCAGGAAATGCGCGCGAACGAGGGTGCAAACCAAATCTTCGACGTGGTGAAGGCCACAATCGACGCCGCCAAAATGTCGGCCCGTGAAGAAATGGAAGAAGCGCTGTTTTCGGATGGCACGGCAGACGGCGGCAAGCAGATCATCGGTCTTGCAGGCACCATCCCAACCGTGACCAACACAGGCACGTATGGCGGCATTAGCCGTGCAGACAACGCCATCTGGCGGACATCCACATTCGACGCCGATACCGACTTCCCGACAATCGGAACGCAGGTAAACGCAACGACCATACGCCCGATGCTTGGCCGGATTATGACGCAGCGTTCGCGCGGCATGAAGGCGGCTGACTTGCTGCTGATGTCGCCTGAGCATTACGAAGCATACGACGCGGCAACCACATCCATCCAGCGCATCACCAAGCAGGGTGGCTTGGCAAGCCTTGGCTTTGCTTCGATGGAGTACATTTACGGCGGGCGTACCGCTGAAATCGTGCTTGCCGGTGGTATCGGTTCGTCCATGCCTGCCAACACAACCTATGGCCTTGATACGGACAGCATGGCGCTTCGCTACCGCGAGGGCTTCAACTTCGACATGCTGTTTGACGGTGAAGGCCAGATGCCAATCAACCAGGACGCAATGGCGCAGTTTATCGGTTGGGAAGGGGCTTTGACTATGTCCAGCCCGTTATTTAATTGGAAGTTGTACGATTCAGATCCCGCTTCTTGACATAGTGCAATAGCCTGATTATGCTGTAAAAACTGCAGCATGAAAGGCTAAAATATGTCCAAGTTTAACTCGCCAAAACCGCTTCCTAACATCGCAAGACTTAGAGAGATGTTTAAACTGAACTTGGACACGGGCGAATTGAAGTGGAGGCCCAAGCCGCCAGATGCGCATCGCGCAAAATGGTGGAACAGTGTTGTCGCCGGGAAGAAGGCTGGAAGCCCGGACCCCGGCGGCAGATTAAGAGTGGGTCTTGATGGCGAGCATTTTATGGCGCATCGCATCGTATGGAAAATGGTCCACGATTCCGAACCTCATTACATCGACCACATCAACGGCGATGGATCTGACAATCGGCCCGAAAATCTACGCACTGTGGATTTTGGCGAGAATCTGAAAAACAAACCCCTCTACAAGCATAACCCGCACGGGTTCCCCGGCGTGGGCTTCCATAAGAGGGATAAGGTTTGGACGGCAAAGATCGGGGTTGACGGGGTGCAGGTGCAACTCGGCAGCTTCAACACCAAAGAAGAAGCCGTGGCGGCGATGTCGGCTGGTTACGTCCTTCTTCGATACCACACAAACCACGGTCGAAAGACCGACATTTGAAAGGAGCCTTCCAATGGCTGCAACTACCCCATACCGCATCACGCCCAACCTTGGGCCTGACCTGTGGCAGACCGCTACCCAGTTTTACTGGGATACCATCGCAGACCCGGCCAACGCCAAAGACCCCAGCTATCAGCTTGGCACCACGGTTGTTGGCAATGACGGCGCTGAATACACGTTCGTCCAAGCCGGTGCTGCATTCGCCGCTGATGATGGTTTGTCCATCAACCAAACCACATGGTCCGCAACGGCAGACGCCACCGCGCCTGTGTTTGAAGCGCCCGTTGCTGTGGCAAGCGGGGATTACTTCCACGCCCGCCGCATCATGGTCACGACTTCGGCATAATCAACTAAGGGGCTGGCTTCGGCTGGCCCCTTTTCACCAACGCACCCCACTCAGACTGGAAATAACATGCAAAACGATAAATCTATGGTTGTCCCGTTCTTCAAAGCTGTGGCGGTTGAAATGCCCCATGCCAGCAAGGAAGCCGGGCGTCCTATTTTCAAAGACGTTGATATGGTTGAAATCCGTATCGCGGGCGAACGCAACTACTCCCCGACATTCCCGGCCCACGAGGTCTGGCGGCATGTTGAGGGCCAGCCCGTCACCTATGCGCAGCGGTTCCCCGACGCATACGCCCGTTTCATGGCAGGCCGTGAGCAAATCGCCGATGGCACCCCGCTTTCCGAACTGACGTTTATGACTGAGGCCCAACGCGCCACGCTGCGCGGGCTGAAAGTCTACACCGCCGAGGCGCTGGCTTCGATGGATGGCAAACGCCTTGCCAATCTGGGGCCAACGGCGCGTGAATTGAAGTCGCAGGCCGAGGCGTACCTTGATCGGGCAGGCGGATCGGCGAACACGGTGGCGCTTGCTGCCGAGGTTGAGGCGCTGCGGGCTGAATTGCGGGAAGCCAGGGGCGATTTGCCCCAAGCTACTGGGCCGCAAGGGTCTGGCGAGGCCGTAGCAGGCGCAGAAAAAGACGACCTGAAGGCGAAGATTGCGGAACTGACGGGCCAACGCCCCAAGGGCAACCCGTCCGTCGAAACGCTGCGCGAAATGCTGTCTGAACTGACAGTCCCGTCACAGGTGGCCTAACATGATCCTACCCGCCATTAAATCAGCCATTCTGCGCACAACTGGCGTGGTTGTGCAGGAAGTCTTCACGTCTACCGATAGCGTGGCTGTGGAAATGGCGGATCTGGTCAATGAAGTTGCCACCGAAATTGTGCAAAGCCATGATTGGCGCGCACTGACAAAGGTGCATCAGATTGTCGGCGGTGGCGTGACAGGCCATGCCCTGCCGACAGACTATGACCGCATGGTGCTGGCGTCTGAGATTGACAACGCCGCATCTTGGTTCTGGGGTTATCATTCGTTCGATAGCGTCAATGAATGGATGCGGTACACATCACCCGGCGCAACAATGCTTTCGCCGGGTGGCTGGATTATCATTGGCGGCGAAATTCAGTTCGTCCCGCCCCCGAATGGCACGGCGCAGTTCCCCTACATCAGCCGTTTTTTTGCGCTGGATAAGGACAGCGCGCGCAAGCCCGCATTTACGGCTGACGATGATATTTTCGTTCTGGACGAACGACTGCTAACGCTTGGCCTTATCTGGAAATGGCTGGCCCAAAAGGGCATGGCCTATGCCGAGGAAATGGCGACATACGAGATTGCACTGGCGCGGGCGCAAAGCCGTGACCAAGGCGCGCGGGTGATACGTTCCGAGCGGGGCCGTTTCTACGGCGGGCGCAGGGCATATTCGGGGCGTCCATACGGATGAGAATGCCCACACAAAAGCAGCGCCCGCGCACGGCCAAGGTTGACAGCTTTCCGGCCCCTACAGGTGGACTGATCAGCAACCGTAACCTTGCGATGGGCCGCGCACCGGATGCACCCCCCGGCGCTTCGGTGCTTGAGAATATGTTCCCAATGGCCGCATCGGTTATTGTCCGCAAGGGCAGCAAGCGGTGGGCATCGCTTGAGGAAGGCCAGCCCATCAAGTCGCTATTCACCTACCTCTCAGGATCGCAGCGCGAACTGTTTGCGGCAAGTGATGCGGGCATTTGGAACATCACAACGGTTCCGTCGCCTTATTCATGGGCGCTTGCTGCCGGGCCGGATGAATATGTTGCGGTGGACCCGGACGAAGCCATTGGGGAAATCAGCGTAGAGGGGCTGGACGTTTTTACTGGCACCACATCCGGCGATTGGATTGTGGCGCAGTATGCCACATCGGCGGGCGCTTACCTGATCGGCGTCAACGGCGTGGATGAGGGGTTCATATACGATGGCACCACGTTCTATCCGCTGGTTGCGGGCGGCGTGTATGGCATCAACTACAGCGCCGAGGTTGCGCCGTTTACCGCAGGCGAAACGCTGACAGGCGGCACATCAGGGGCCACGGCAACAATCGTCAGCGTGTTTGCGGGTGTGCTTTGGGTCAAGGGCATCACAGGCACATTCCAAGACGCCGAGGCCATTACGGATGGATTAGGTGGCAGCGCAACAGAGGATGGCGCGGCGACACTGCTTGCCCCCGGCGTTGCGTTCCCCGGCGGTTATACCAAGACAACGGCGGATCTGTCCTATGTCTGGATATACAAGCAGCGCGTCTGGTTCATTGAAAAGAACAGCCTGGACGCATGGTATCTCCCCGTCGATCAAATCGGCGGCGAGTTGACGCTATGGCCGATGGGCGGGATTTTCACCAAAGGCGGCACGTTGGTATGGGGCGAAGCGTGGAGCCTTGATAGCGGCGGCTCAGGTGGTTTGTCCGAGCAATGCGTATTCACCACGACAGAGGGCGAGGTCGCGGCCTATCAGGGGCTTTCCCCAGAACCGGATCAAGGCTGGACCAAGGTTGGCGTCTACCGCATTGGCAAGCCACTTGGCAAAAAAGCATTCATCCGCGCGGGCGGTGATCTGGTTATAGCAACATCGGTGGGTTTCATCAGCCTGGCGATGGCATCCAAGTTCGACTATGCCGCATTGGGCGCGAACGCGGTCAGCTATCCCATTGAGGATTATTGGGCGCAGGCGATTGACGAGCGCGGATTGCTGGATTGGAAATGCGAAGTCTGGGCGGACGGGCAAATGGTGCTGGTTGCGCCACCAACGCCTGAGAGCAAATCCCCGGTTGTCTTTGTGTCCAACGCCAATACAGGCAAATGGGCCACGTTCACGGGTTGGGATGTATCCGCGCTGCGGGCATTCAATAATGGCATTTTCTTCGGATCAAATGATGGTGCCGTGCGTCAGGGATGGGTCGGCGGATCAGATGAAGGCATCCCCTACGTTGCCAAGTCATTGCCGCTGTTCTCAGACATGGGCGCGCCCGCAAGCCTGAAGGTTGTCAAGATGGCCCGCGCTGTCACCCGCTCCACATACCCGGTTAAGTGCCAAGTCTCCGGCCATACCAATTTCAAGCCGAAATTTCCAGCCCCCCCAAGCCAAGCAATCATTTCATCAGGCAGCGAATGGGATAACGGCACTTGGGGCGAATCCCTATGGGATGCAGAGCGCGGCGACGTGGTAACGGGCGATTGGGTGTCAGTCGGCGGTTCCGGGCATGACATTGCAATCGGGGCGCAGTTTACGAGCGGCACGGTAGTTCCCATCGACGCTGAATTGATCCGTATGGACGTGACATTCAGCTTGGCGGACGCCGGGACTTGATTGTTACCGATGCGCGGGTGCCACGGTTTGTCGGCGCGCATGTCGGCACCATCATTTATCCGCCCTACACGGCGATGGGGATTGAGCGGAACGGCGAAATCATAGGCGGCGTGGTGTTCAACTGCTTTACCGGGGCCGATGTGCAGGCAACCGTTGCCGGGCATGGCTGGTCGCGGGCGTTTCTGGCAGCCGTTGGCGATTATGTTTACCGCCAGCTTGGCGTGGCGCGCATGGAATGTACAACAGAGCAGGAAGCCGTTGCCATCTTGGCGGAACGGTTAGGCGGCAAGCGCGAAGGCGTGTTGCGGGACAAATTTGGCAAAGGGCGCGACGGCATTGTGATCGGCGTTCTTGAGCAGGAGTATAAATTCAACGCTTTCCGGTTTTGATATGAGAAATCAGACCGCGGCTAACCCCGTATTCTGCGGCTATATCCGCGCCAACATACCCGTCATTAAGAAGCTGGCGAATTTCAGAAACATCATCCAAACCAAAACACCCCATACCCGCGCGGGTGCCGCTTAGCCTGCCACTCCCAGCAATCGTTTGGGCCGCGAATATCCACCTTCGACCAGAAGCGATCCGAAACATCCATGAGCGTTCTCCTTTTGACTAGGAAAGCACCAAAACCGCTCTTGCGCAATACAGGTGAACAGTTATAATGAAAACGCCCCAAGCCCCAAATCCCTATGATACCGCCGCCGCGCAAGGTGGCATGAACCGCGACACCGCCATTACTCAGATGCAGTTGAACGGCGTCAATCAGGTAAACCCGTGGGGCAATGTTTCCTATGATCAGACGGGTAGCAACAGCTTTGTCGATAGCCAAGGAAACACGGTAAACACGCCGCAGTTTACCCAAACCACAACGCTATCGCCGCAGCAGCAAGCCACGTTCGACCAGACGCAACAAGCCGAGGGCAACCTTGCGGGCATTGCGAACGATCAATCGGCGTTTATGCAGGATTACCTAAACGAGCCGTTCGAGTTCAACAACTCGGACGCAGAGCAATGGGCCTATGACCTCGCATCGCCGCGCATCATGGAGCAGCAAGCCCAGACCGAGGCGGCTTTGCGGGCAACTCTTGCGAATAAGGGCATCGGTGAGGGTTCCGCCGCTTGGAACGCCGAAATGGGCCGGATGACCAACGCCAACACCGACCAAATGAACCAACTTGCGCTGACCGGGCGCGGGCAGGCGTTTGGCGAGTCAATGGCGACACGCAATCAGCCAATCAATGAGATTAGCGCGCTGTTGTCTGGTTCGCAGGTAAGCAACCCGGCACAGATGGGCGCAGCAACCCCCAGCGCGGGCGTGGCAGGCGTGGATTATACCGGGCTGGTTAATCAGAAATACCAATCAGAGTTGGCAAGTAGCCAAGGCATGATGGGCGGGCTGTTTGGTATCGGTTCCAGCATTGCCAGCGCATTGCCTTGGTCTGACCGCAGGCTGAAAAAAGACATCAAGCGCGTTGGCGATACTGACGGCGGCACCCCGGTTTATACATACCGCTATGTCTGGGGCGGGCCTGTCCACATGGGCGTCATGGCGCAAGATGTGCCGGATGCGGCGGTTATGACCGACAGCGGATACATGAAAGTCAACTACGGGGCTGTGACATGATCGGAAATATGCAAAGCCCGTTTCAATGGGGCAGCAAGGGCCAAAAGCTGACACCGGAGCAGGTGGAGCGTGAGCGCGAACGTGCTGCGGCCATGCTTGAGGGCGTTGGCGACACATCCCCGGTACAGCACTGGCTGCAAGGTGCGGGGCGGGTGGTTAATGCCATCACAGGCAAGATACAGGACCGTCGCGCGGACAGTTCCGAAGCCTTGGGCATGGAAAGCGCAGACAACTGGATTGCGAACAACCCGGTTTTGTCCAGCCTGATCGGCGGCGGCGGTTCCGGCGTGTCTATGGGTGTGCCGCAAGGCGCGGGCCAGCCGTTGGATGCAATGAACGCTGCGCCTGTGTCGCCGGATCAGGCCGTAGCGAATGATGCTATGGCTGCAATCGGGAAAGCACCCTTGGGCGGTAAGCTTGAGGGCGTGGACCCGCGCATCAATGAAATTCTGACAGAAGCGGCGCGGCGCGCTGGCCTTAATATCGGCGTTAGCGAAGGGCTGCGAAGCGAAGAACGTCAGCGCCAGATGGTTGCGCAAGGCAAGTCGCAAACAATGAACAGTAAGCACCTGCACGGCGGCGCTGCTGATTATCATATTATTGGCGATGACGGTAAACCAAATTGGGATTTTGAAGCATATCGGCCATTGGCAGCGCAGGCGAAGCTTGTCGCGGCTGAAATGGGATATGACGGCTTTGAATGGGGCGGCGATTGGAAATCGCTGAAAGATGGCGTTCACTTCCAGTTTCGTGATGGGGCATCAGCAACACCAGCAGGCCAGCAAGCCCCACAGGCCACACAGGCGGGCTACACGCCCCCACAGGGCGGCGGCATGCCCCAGATGGACAACAGCGTTATAGCGGCCCTGTCAGGGGCCATGTCTGACCCGTGGGTTGCGAAGAAATATGGCCCGGTTATTCAGGCGCTGATGGGCAGCCAGATGAAACGCCAGGATATGCAGTATCAGCAGCAGCTAGGCCAGCAAGATCCGATGTATCAGGCGAAGTTGGCAGAGTTGACAGCGCCGAAACCCGTAGACCCATGGGCCGGGACGCAGGTCATTAACGGCCAAGTCGTCCGTATGGGCGCGAATGGACCGGAGGCTATTGGCGACTTCAATAAGCCAGAACCGGGTTATCAAATGGTCACGCCAGAAGAGGCGCAATCGCTTGGACTTCCCCCCGGCGCATATCAGCGTGGGGCTGATGGCAAAGTCAGTCAGATCGGTGGAAACGGTACAAACGTAACCGTAAACACAGGGAGCGGGCCTGAACTTGGCAAGCTATCGTCTGATTATGGCTATGTGCTGGACCCTGCTACCGGGCAACCTGTCATTGACCCTTCTACGGGGTTGCCAACGGCTGCGCCTGTCCCCGGTTCTCCTGCCGCGCGCGATATAGCGTCGACAAAGGCCAAATCATCGGAAAGTGATCGCCAATCCGGCATCAAAATGGGGACGACGTTGGAAAACATCGGCCTCAATATCGAAGAGTTGGAGGACGGCGGCGTTCCCGTAACGGGCCTTATTGGTAAGATGGGGCGTATGATCCCCGGCAGTCAGGCAACGGACTTCGCCAACCGGACAACCCAAATCAACACTCGCGCGGCCCTAGATGAAGTGCAGAACATGCGCGACAATAGCCCGACAGGCGGCGCGGTTGGTCAGTTGACCGACAGTGAGCGTGAAGCGATCGGCCTCGCTGCAACAAGTCTTGCCGATTCCAGCAGTAAGGAAGAATACCTGCGATCCGCCAAGAAGTTCCGTGAGTTGATGCTTGATACTGCGCATGGTGAAGGAAACTGGCGCATCGACGACAAAGGACAACTGATAATCGGCCAGGGCGGCGAGTCGGCAGAGGGCGGGTTCGACGCATTTGCATCCGATCCAAGCGCGCAACGAGCGGCAGAGCAGTATGGCGTTTCCTTAGAAGAAATGTGGGCTATCAAGCAGGGGCAGAAGTGATGGACGAATTTGAGGCACTGGCCCTTGCTGCGGCAGCACAAAAGAAAAAGGGAACGCCCCAACGTGGCATCGGCGCGGCAGTCTATGACAACGTGATCGGAAACCCTGATGATGGGGTGCAGTCCTACGGCGAACAACTTGGTACATGGTTGAACCGAGCCGGCGAAAGCATGACGCTTGGTCTTGTCGGTGATGAGGCGTCTGCGGCTGCAACAGGAATACTACCGGGCCGTTCATATGATGGAGAACTGGAGCGCTACCGACAGAATGAAGATGATATGTCCGGGATGGGGCGGTTTTCGGCGGATATAGTCGGCGCTCTTGTGCCGGGCGCTGGCCTTGCTGGCGCTGTGGCGCGCGGCGGCAAGTTGGGGGCCAAGGTCCGCAGGGGCATAATTGGCGGCGCTGCGGCAGGCGGAACGTATGGCTTCGCGGAAGGCGAGGGCGGCGCATCTGATCGACTGGCAAATGCCGGGGTTAACGCGAAAGGCGGTGGTATTCTTGGGGGCTTGGTTCCCGTCGCTGGTTCTGTGGTCAAATCACTTGCTCAGGGCCACGCCGGGCGCAAGGCGATCTCTCAGGCGGCTAAAGGCGCGCCAACGTCTGACGCGCTGCGGGCGGAAGGCAATGCGCTGTATCGGCAGGTAGATGATGCCGGGGTACAGATCAAACCGGAAGCATTCGGGCGCGCGCGTTCTGAAATCTTGGACGCATTGCAGTCCAGCACTGGATACGACGAATTGCCGGGGCCGGGCAGTCTCACGCCAAACACATCCCGCGTCATGGAAATCATGGATCAGTCCAGCCAGAAGATGGCAGCAGAACCAACGGCAGCGCTCCCATTCAGCAGCCTTGATAAAATGCGCCGCCAAGCGGGCGCAGCAGCTGGCAACGTGACAAACAAAACCGACCAGAAGGCGGGCGTTACAGTTATCCAGCAACTTGACGATTTTGTGCAGAACCTTGGCCCCGATGATCTGGCTGGCGGCGATGCGGACGCGCTCAAGGGTGCTATCGGGAAAGCCCGTGAAGTCTGGGGCCGTATGTCGCGTTCTCAGGTGCTAGATGACGCAATGGAAAAAAGCGAAAACTACTTGTCAGGGTCGGCAAGTGGATTGCGCAATCAGTTCAAGAATATTCTGCAAAACAAAAAATTGAGTAGTCAGTTTACCGATGCAGAAAAGGCCGCTCTGAGGTCAGTCACACATGGCAATGCATTGGAGCAGCTAATCAACCTTGCAGGTGGTGGCCTTGCCCAGATGGGCAGCATTGGCGGTGGTTTTGCTGTTGGCGGTGTACCGGGCGCATTGCTTGGTACGGCAGCGGCGGCGGGTCAGCGAAAGTTGGCTGAAGCCGTAACGATGAGGTCAGCGGAAAAGGCGCGCGCTGCAATCGCTTCAGGTGGTTTGCGGTTGCCGGGTGTTTCTCAGGCTTTGCAGCTTTCTGGGAAACGTCCTGAGTTTCTTACAAATACGGTTCTAAATGCGCTTACGGCCACTTCACGGCAATAGCAGCAACCCCGACTGTGAGCAGGCAAAACACGACAATGCCCATCGCTCCCCAGTCTCTTTCGTTCTTATTCAGGCGACCTAAACCGTAGATCAACCCGGCGGCGTTCGCGATGGCGAGTGAAACCGTCATGTAAATCGTTGCTACATCCATGCCCTCATGTGTCGGCATTCCCCCCTAAATTGTCAATGAGGTACGCGATGCCCAGATCCGCAGGCACCTACAGCCTTCCGCCGTCCTATAAGGCGGTATCAGGCCAGACGGTACGCACAGAGCAGCACAACCCGCCACTTGAGGACATCGCCAAGGCGCTAACCGAAAGTATGCCGCGCGATGGGTCTGCGTCATTCACCGGGCCGCTGTCCATGAACGGCAATCGCGTGACCAACCTTGCCCCCGGATCAGCGGCGGGCGATGCGGTGCGTCTTGATCAGGTGACGCTCTATTCGGCATGGCTGGAATCGGTATCGGGACTGGCGCTTGAGGCGAATAACTACATCTACGCGACAGGCGCAGGAACGGCGGCAAAGGCCACGATCACGCCGTACATGCGGACGGTACTTGATGATGCCAACGCGGCGGCGGCGCGCATCACGCTAGGCGTCATTGATCCCGTTCTGGCAACCAAGGCGCAGGCCGAGGCGGGCAGCAACAACACCGCCTATATGACGCCGCTGCGCACAAGCGATGCAATGGCAACCCAGCCATTGGCGCGGGAGTTTGAAAGCACAGGTAACGGCATTCCAGCGGCTGATAGCCCGGTTACGAAATCGCACGGCTTGGGCGCAAAGCCATCCCTGCATACGGTTTCAATCGTCTGCGCGACTGCGGACCTTGGCTATTCAGTCGGGGATGAAATCACGCTGGCATCACATGAAGGCAACGGATTACGCGGACTGACAACGTGGCGCAGCGCTGCTGACATTGGTTTCGTGTGGAGTAGCGGCATTTTCGTCATCAACCGCACCGGCATCGGCGTTGCCGCAATCACCAACGCCCGATGGACCGTCACCTACCGCGCCTGGCGCTAATCCCCCCCAAATTCAATAGAAATACCCGCTTTGGCGGGCCAATACCGATGGAGCGCACATGCCCACATTTACCAAACCAGCGGATCTGCCAGTAGCTGCATCAGTAAACACCGATGCTTCTTTGCCAGTGCAGAACGGCGTTACAGTCGAAAAGGCCACGCCGACGCAGATTGTCAACACGGGCAGGCCATTTGCATCTGAGGCGCAGGCTATTGCCGGGGTGGACGCAACCACGGCGATGTCGCCGCTGACGACTAAACAGGCGTTTACGGCGCTTGGCAGCGGGAATATGCTGGCGGCGAATAACCTTTCGGATCTGGCAAACGCCGCGACAGCGCGCGCCAATATCGGGTTGGCAATCGGAACGGATGTGCAGGCGTATTCGGCCATTTTGGCAGGCACAACGGCTAGTTTTTTGAGCGCTGATAAAACGAAGTTAAACGGCATCGAAACCGCTGCGACTGCGGATCAGACGGGCGCGGAGATTAAAGCAGCATACGAGGGCGAAACGAATGCCTTCACGGACACGCTGTTTACAAAACTGG